AAGAGATGACTGTACAAGGTCAGCTTAACAAATTGCTTGCTGACTTTGATGCAAAGCAACCCCCACTTTGGGCTGCTGCTTCTATGCGTAATGTTACAGCTATTCTTGCTGAACGTGGTCTTGGTGCTTCTAGTCTAGCAGGTCAAGCAATTATTCAGGCTACATTAGAGTCTGCCCTGCCTATTGCTACTGCAGATGCTGCTACCTATCGTGAACTAGAAGCACAGAATCTTTCTAATAGGCAACAAACTGCTGTACTGCTGGCACAACAACGTGCTGCTTTCTTGGGGCAAGAGTTTGACCAGGAGTTCCAAACTCGTGTTACTAATGCTGCTAAGGTAGCAGACATTGCTAATATGAACTTTAGTGCAAATACACAGATTGCACTTGAGAATGCTCGTCTTGCTCAGACCATGGACCTTGCTAACCTGAGCAACAAGCAAGCTGTTCTTATGGCACAGCTGGCACAGATTTCTAATCTAGAACTTACCAATCTAAATAACAGGCAACAGGCTGCTGTACTTAATGCTCAGGCATTCTTGCAAATGGATATGCAGAATCTTGCCAATGAGCAGCAGGTAGAAATGTTTAAGGCTCAGTCTACTATTCAAAGTATATTTACAGATGCTGCTGCTGAAAATGCTGCCAAGCAGTTTAACTCTGCAAGTAAGTTACAGAATGATCAGTTCTTTTCTTCTCTTGCAGCACAGGTTGCACAGTTTAATGCTCAGCAACAAAATGCAATGACACAGTTTAATGTTGAGCAAGCAAATACTGTTGCTACTTTTAATGCGCAGCAGCAGAATATTCGTGATCAATTTAATGCAGAGAACAGCCGTATTATTGCACAGTCAAATGCTGAATGGCGTAGACAAATTACACTCACTAACACTCAAGCAGAGCAACGTGCTGCAGAAATCAATGCACAAAATGCATTGGAAATAACAAAACTAGAGTACAATAATGAGTGGCAGTCTTATCGTGACGACATTGAGATGGCATGGAAGACTGCAGAAAATGAGGCCGAGAGAGACAATCAGATTGCGTTACAGGTAATTAGTAAAGAGGCTCAGATTGAAGCAGCTAAAATGCAAGCAGATGCTATTAAGTATCAGGCATTGGGAAGTGCTAGCGCTACTATTCTTGGAAAAACATCCTTAGGTGACTTGCTTGTTAAGGGCGGTACTAATCTAGTAAACAAAGTATTAGGTGGTGACGGCACAACAAAGTGGGAAGAAACGTCAGACCCCGACATTTTTACTTCTGGAGATGATACTTTAAGAATTGATGAAGAAGGCAACTACTGGGTAAATGATGAGTTAATCTGGGAGAACCCAGATCCTTTTGAGGATTAAGCATGGAAAAGTACATTAAAAAAATTGAGCAGATGGTAGAGCAAAAACTAAATGACAAGTCTCGTACTGAGAAAAAAGGATTTGCTGCACCTAAAACCCCAGAGAAAAAAGAACAAAAGCAACAGGACATGTACGATTTTGTAGCTAGTTTTGTTGCGGATATTCGTAAACAACGAATGGAAATGAAGAATGGCAATTGATCCTAAATTCTTAAATGGCCCCATCCCTGGCATGTCTCTTACGACAGAGCCAGGGAATCGTCCTTGGGAAAACCCACCTGAGATGGTAACAATTCAAGAAGTGGCTAAGTTTTACACAGACAGAATTCTTGACATTGATTCTGAAGATGCAATTTTAAAAGCATTAGATGAAGGCATTTCAATTGAAAACATTGCAGAGGCTACCTTGCGCTCTGGTGTTATGGACGGCAGACACACTATTGATATGCTTATTCTTGCTCATCCTATTGTGCGTGAACTGCTTATGTTTGTAGCAGATAGCAATAACGTGGAGTATGTCGAGTCTTATAAAAAGCAAGCCAAAGAAAAACGTGTGCCATACTCAGTTGCTAAGCGTCTAATGCAGGAGGTTGTTGCAGAAGAGACTGCTCCTGCACCTGTTGCTGAAGAAGTTGCGCCTGTACAACCAAGACGTGGTTTGATGGCACCGAAGGAGGCTGCATAATGTTGAGTGCATTTCTAACTGGATTTGTTGGTGGTGTTGCCAAGCAGATTGAAGAAGACGATAAGATTGCACGAGATGAAATGAATGCTCGTGTGCAACAGCGCATGAAAGAAAAAGCAATAGCACAGGCAAAAGCAGATGAACTTCGTGAGGAATTAAAGGGGCAGGCAAAAGCCCTTCGTGCTATTTATTCTGACGCTACGGAAGCAGACCTTATTGGTGTTATTAATAGCGGTATGGCGGATGCATATATTAAAAACGGAATTGATGCACAGTCTCGTGCTCGCACTACCGCATCACTAAAACAAACTCAAGCTGCTACAGGTGAGGCGCCCCTTACAATGACTGCTACAGCTAAACGTGGTCAGCCTTTGTTTATTCCTGCTGCTGGTGAAGAGTTGCCTTATAAAACAGTGGAAGAGCTTATTACCGCTCGTACTACACTGGTTAAACCTACGGGTGCTACTATGGGCGAGCCTTCAGATACTACTTCCTTTGGTCTAAGGCTTACAGGACCTGAAAGAGAAAAACGTGCAGCACTCGCACGTGCAGGTATGACAGAGGAAGAACTGCTTGCAACCAAATTGCCAGAAATTAAAGATATCCCAGGTCGGATTAACTTAGATATTCTTAAAGAGGAAGAAGGCCCAGAAACTACAGCAGCAATTAAAGCTAAACTACGTGACCGTATTGCAGGCAAGGGTACTATTGAAGAAGCAATGAAAGATCCAGAAACTGCAAACTTGTTTGAGCGACTACAAGCTGCTGTTGTTGTCGAAGGTATGTTTGATGAAGAGGGTGGAGAAAAGCCACGCACTGCCGCTCAGATTAGCTCTGTATTTGATAAAACTATTCAAGCTGGTATTGAACCCTTTATTCTTAAGGGTGTTGTAAGATTTGACGAGGCATCAAAATCTTATGTACCTGTTCGTGGGGCAAAAGGCGGTGAGCAATTTATCAATTATAGAAATTCTATAATTCGTGAACAAAGTATCCAAATGGGTATTTTGGATGCACAAGGAAATATTTATGGGGGTAGAAATACAAGGGATGCACTTGCTCCTTTTGCAACAATTAAAGGGGACAAGATTGTTTCTTGGGGAGGCCCAGCAGCACCTAAAGCGCCTGCTACGCCTAAAGCACCTGCTGCGGTACCTGAACCAAAGACACAAGCAGAGTATGACGCTATTCCAAAAGGAACTCGTTACCGAGATACAGACGGCGAACTTAAAATTAAAAGGTAAGAACTAGTTATGGTCTTTGGAAAAAACGACATTGTTGTTGATGAAGAAGAAAGTCAACAACAAGTAAAACCATTTGGTGTAAAAGATACTGTAGTTTCAGAGACTGCGGAGGCAATGGGTGCGCCAGCTAAAGGTGAAAAGAAAGTTGTTCAGCTCCCACCAAAAGAACCTACTAAAGTTGAATTTAAAGATCTAACTAAAAAAGAAAATCTAGATGTCATTCGTAACTACGCACAGTTGCGATTTGGTGATGCAGGAAAACAACAAAAAGATGAGTCTGACCAAGACTATGTAAAGCGTTGGATGCGGTCTATGCGACAGGTAGAGTTTAATACAACTCTAAATGCTGTACCTGAACTAAACTGGATCTATAATGCCAAGCCAAATGAAGTTCTAGCTGCTGCTGCAGCCCACCAATTGTATGAGAGTGTCCCTGACTTCTATGAAAAAGGAGGTCAAGGTGGCATTATGCCCGTACTAGAATCTGCTGCTGCCCTTGCGACTGATCCCACTACATATGCTGGTTTTGGAATTGGTGCTGTTGCACGGTACAAAGCAGCACGTGAAGGCATTAAGGTTGCTCTAAAAGACAGACTAAAAGCTGCGACACTTGGTGCTGCAGTAGAGTCCCCTCTTGCCGTAGGTGCTAGTGCAGTAGGTCAACAAATTAAAGTCGAAACTGGCGTACAAGACGAAATTAGTACATTTGACCTTGCTGTTGCTGGCACTTTAGGCGCTGTGTTTGGTGGGCTTGAAGGTGCTACTGCTGTAGCAGGCAAAGTTAAATCTACTAAAGCAGACTTGGAGCAGGCTCTTGCTGCTAAAAAGAAACCCATGCCTGCTGACAAGGCGACTGAAACATTCCAAAAAGAGTTTGATGCTGATCTAGAAAAGACTCTAAATGAGTTTGATATCTTTGAAGGCCGTAGAATTCTAGATGAAGAACTACCACCTACTCCCCTTGCAGAAGGACAAGTACGTAAAGACATTAACAGAAAGGCAATTGATGTAGCTAAGTACGTTATGGTCCTTGACCCTACATTCCGTCCACAAACTGGGCAGAAAGTCAGTGATGCAGTTAAGAATGTATTCATGTCAATGGATACAGATGCAATCAATGATGCTGTTCTAGATGCATCACTTAAACAAGCAGGGATTACTGCGTCAGAGTTTGCCCAAGCAGCCCGTACAACAGTCGCTGATGCCGCTACTGTGATGCAAGGATACTCTGCCCTTGCCCGTAGTCTGCGAAGGCTAGGTGACCTTGATCCAGAGGCTCAGAAGATCATTGACGCTATGTATGGCAAGAGCCAGGACAGCACTAGTGCAATGGGCTACCTCGGTTCTGCACTGAATCGTCTTGAAAGAGAATCAAAAGCATTTGTTGTGTCTAGTATTGGTACCACAGTACGTAACGTAATTGGTACTACTGGATCACTTACTATGGATTCTGCTGCCAGATTGATGGAAGGTGCTTTGTACACCACTGGCAAAACTCTTAAAGCTGCTGCAACTGGCAACTACACTAAAGGTGACTTTACCCGTGGGCTACGTGACACAGTTAAAGATACGTTTGGTACCTTGGCGTACATGGCAAATGCTGGATTGAGTGCAGAGTTAACTGACAAATTGTTAACCGATAATCCCGTATTACGGCAACACTTGTTAAAGGCATTGCAAGAAAGTGGTGAGCAGGATCTATCTAAAGCAGCTAGATTTGTAAATACACTTAACGTAGCACAAGACGCATTCTTCCGCAGGGCTATCTTTAATGCATCTGTTGAAAGACAGCTTCGTAATGTAGGTATGAATGTTGCAGATGTGCTGGGCAATAATCAAAAGGTGCCTCCTACTATCCTTCAGAATGCGATAGACGATGCACTTAAAGGTACCTTCTCCTATATGCCAAAGACCCCTCGCAAGGGACAGCAAACACTTGAGGCAAAAGCTGAGGGACTTGGTAATCAGTTTGTGAAGTTCTTTGAGAACCTTCCTGGTGGAAGTCTTGTAGTTACATTCCCACGCTTCATGACAAATGCTATGGCATTCCAGTATAGGTACAGCCCCCTTGGTGCTGCCTCTGGTATTAATGACATGGCAACTGCAGCACTAACAAAAGATCCTGTTAAGGCCGAGCGGCTTATGCGTGAGGGAGTAGAGAGATTCTCTCGTGGTACTGTAGGCATGGCGGGTCTATATGCTGCATACAAATACCGCATGGAGAATCAGGACACAGAATGGTACAACATCAAGGGAGAGGATGGCAGCACTGTAGATATTCGTGCCATCTTCCCTATTGGTCCTTATCTAGCTGTTGGAGACTTCATTGCCAAGATGAAACAAGGCAAAGAATCAGAAGCTAAAGTATCAGAGATGGTGTCTACTATTATGGGTATGAAGTTACCGGCTGGTGCACAGGCTACCTTCCTCGACTCATTGCCTGAATTAATTACAGCTACAGAAGGCAAAGAGGCAGAGAAGCTACAGACTGCTATTGGTAAAGTGATGGGTGATTTTGCCGGTCGTTTTATACAGCCAGGACAACCCTTGTTTGCTTACTTTGATATGTTTGATCGTGACGCTCAGGTAGCCCGTGATCCCAACGTAGTTGAGGGAGATAGTCTAGTTACCGAAGCTGCAATGAATCGTATCAAAGCAAAGGTACCCGAGTTAAAAGAAGAATTGCCAGAGGCGGTAAGATACTTGCGTGAAGAGACTCCCATACGTGGTGGTGAGTTCTTTAATCTGCTGATTGGTATGCGTGTTACCCCACGTGCTAATGAAATTGAAAGGGAGTTCTCTAAGCTCAGCCTAGATCCCTACACATTCTTTGGTGCAAGCGGGGATCGTACTTATGATCGTGCTGTCATTAAGAATTCAGGACCGTTTATTAGAGAGATTGTTGGTGAACTACTATCCTCTGATAGGTATCAAACAATGACAGACACACAAAAGAAAATTGCACTTGCTAATAGTATGCAAGATGCATTAAGCCAAGGGAAAGCAGAAACAGAAGGAAATATGCTAGACAAAGATATTGCTCGTGTTAATAAACTAACATTTAACAGACTGCCCCAAAGGAAACGTAAGGCAATTAACGAGCTATATGCAAAAGATAACGAAGGTCGTACCATGGACCAAGACGAAGCCTATGACCAAGTCCACGAGTACGAAGCCTTGTTAGAACAGTTTAGGTAAATCGTTTTAAGTTATCAAAGTAGGCAGAGTTAAATCCCCTCTGCCACTCCTTGCCTTGGATGGTTTCGGGATCATATGGATTCCCTAACCACCCTCTCTTGAAAGCATAGACTCCCTTTTCAAACTGAATCTTCAAGGGAGCCGTGCGATCTTTCTTAGGCTGCGAGTCGTTCTTCTGTAGTTGATTCATCATTCCAACCCCAATCTCCGTCCATTCCTGCTGCGTTGTAGTCAGTCACTACGCCCTCAAAGAAGTTCTTCAGATTATCTCCTGAGACAATCCAGTCGAGCCACTCTAGAGGATTCGTCTTGACCCCGAAATTGCCTTTCAGTCCCAGTTGAATCAAGCGACGATCAGCAATATAACGAATATAATCCTTAACCTGCTGTGCTGTCAAGCCTTCAATACTTCCCAGTTCAAATGCTGCATCTACTACTGCATCCTCAAGTGCAACACCATCACGGAACATCTGGTAGATATCTTTCTTGAATTCATCTGTAACAATCCGTGGGTGCTCTTTGCAGAACTCACGGAATAGTTTGACCATTCCCTCGCAGTGCATTGTCTCATCACGGACAGACCACTCAACAATCTCGCACATGCCCTTCATCTTGCCATATCGCTGGTAGTTAAGCAGCATGGCAAAGGCTGAGAACAAGGACATGCCTTCATTCATGACAGACCTAGCGATGGCTTTAGCCAGTCCTGACTGAGTATTTGTGTCAATCTGCCCCATAAATTCAATCTTCTCTTTCATCTGCTTGTAATTTAAAAAAGCAGAGTACTCCTCTTCTGGCAGACCCAGTGTGTCATTCAACAATGCATAAGCACGTTGGTGAACAAACTCACGGTTAGCAAAGCTGGTAAGCATTGCACGAATCTCATTGTTCTTAAACTTCTGCAAGTAGTGTTCTATGTAATTAGTGCCGACAGCCACATCGCTCTGAGTAAAGAGTCTTAGGATTTGAGTGATATGATTCTTTTCTTTTGGCAGTAACTTATTGTTTTGCCATTGGGCGACATCGTCTTGCAGCTTAGCCTCTGCTTCGTGCCAGTGAATTTTTTCGTGTGCCGTTGCTGCCTCTACAGCCCAAGGATATTTAAAAGGTTTGTATACAACATTTGTTTGGGTAAGCGACATTTAAATCTCCTGAAAATGATTTGATTTTTTTACATTAACTTCAGCAGGTAAAAGCTGAACATTGTTCCAAGAATGAAATCCACAAACTGCCTTCCCCCTTAGTGGGATAATGTGGTCTACATGATGTTTTACACCAGTTAATGTAGACCTTAATTGTGCGAGTGTGTATATTTCTTCTAGGCAAAAATCATTAAACTCATCTCCAATATAAATGTTTGCTTTAGATTGTTTTAACTGCCTCTCCATTTGGTTTTTACTTCGCAAGCCCTTGCCTCTAAAAGTACTCCTGTATTCTTTTTTATATTGATTTTCTTTTTCTTTGTTCTTACTTCTCCAGGATTTTAGCATTTCATTGCTGCATTTAACGCAGTATCCATTGCTTGTATATCTAGCAGAAGAATGGCCATGCTTACAAGGTATTCCAGTGTCGTACTGTGACTCCTTGTAAAGCATGGCGCTTTTTCTTGAGGCTTGCATAAATGAACTCCAGAAAATTTAGGGGAAAAAAGAGGGTACCCCAGACCTGCAGGTACCCACACGGGATTGTAGTTGTATCAGACCCCGTTGTCTAATGCAAGTTAATCTGTCTCTTGCATATCTCTGATCCTCTTGGCAATACGGTCACGGACAGACATGCCATTAGAGGGCATTGCAACGGGTCCTAAGCCTTCCGTCTCAGCAATCTTAGCTGCCCCCTCCACTGTGTCAGCCAAAGCCTTCTCAAGCTCTTTAATGCGGCTCATGAGGCTGTGGATAACTTCGTCAGAATTACCCTCAAGGTCTACTTCGTAGGGCACACCACTGACTTTGCCTTTAACCTTAACCTTTGCATGGTCTTTAGCTTGTTCCCGTGCCCGTTCATACATCTCTTCGATAGACATCTCGTATTCACCCTGCTTTTCAGAGATATCTTCACCACGCTTCATGGCACTCCATGCTTTTGTCAAGCCTTCAAATGTGTCCCACATTCTCTGGCAGCGTAGTTCATGGACATTCATGATGGCTGCAACGTGATTCCATACCATGTCGTCTGTCCACTTAATGGAGTCACTGTCAACGTACAGCTCAAGGAATCGATCCATGTCATCCTTGGTACTCCATGCTGCCATGAGTTCTTGCTCCAAATCCCATGGTGTTTTGTATACATAAAACTTTCTACTTGAGATCATCTTCTGTACCCTCCTCGTCTTCGTCAAAAAATCCCTCTTCAGAAAACAACTCCATCTCGTCGTCTTCATCTTCAATCTCACTGGGATCAAACTCACCCCCAATTGAGTAGCATGCAATTACAGTTTCCAATGCAGGAATTGCCTTGGCATTGTGGTTGTAATCTTCTTTCTGGTAAGTCTGTAGATTGTCCAGCCCCATTGCTTCAAGCGAGTTGTTGTGCTCAACACAAGTCTTGTAGTACCAGACCAGTTCCCTGCGTACCAGTTTACTAATCTCATCATCATCAATTTCAAATGTTACTTGCATTTAATTCCCCTGTATGGCTACCATCATTAAACCCACATTGGCTACAGCATACGCTATGTATGATATAGCCAGCCCAATCCTGCCCTCTACAACAAATGCTACTCCTGCAATCAGATACAGGAGCGTTGATAGAACAAGAATCCATGTACCAAAGCTAAGTTCAGGTATCAAAACAATGCCTCTGGTATGTCGTCAATGTTTGTCATCTGCTGGCGTTGAAGCCTGGATTGTTGCCTGACCCATTTCGCTAATTTCTCCCTCTGCTGAGGTGTCTTGAAAGGCCATTGATACTCCGTCCAAGTTAGCCCCGATGGATGCGTACCAGTCTTCAACTTCTCTGTCTGGGCTAGGCCCATTGCCGTATTTGCTATCATGGTATTGTTTGTCCAAGTCTAGAATAACATCGTAAATATCTGCTGAAGTTCGGTACAAATCAGAAGTTAGGTACTCTAAGGCATCGACGATATCAGGATCGATATCTTCAAACCTTGGGCTTTCCATTACTAGTTTAATTGACGAAGAGATGCCGTCAAGTTTCTTTGCTGTCGCTTCCAGATCCTGTATTGATATCCACAGTTCCATTGCCATTTGATTTCTCCTTGTGCACCCTCTTGGGCACGGTAAGTTTAAGGGTTCTACGTCTTACGATCCATGCTTTAGGGATTGAGATTCGTGCATTGCTTTGATTGCGAGAGATTGTAGATGCAACACAAACATACTTGTCTGTCTCATCAATTACAAACCCTGCAGTCGTGCACTCATGAATCTCGCCCTTGGCTTCTACTTTCCAGTCACCTTCGACTACTGCATCATACCAGTCGACTACTACCAACTGATTATAATTAGGTTTAAACTTTTTCACACGGCACCTCTACTAATGTCAATGTGTTTATGGGGATCTTAAAGAAGTTCTCACCAGATCGCATGTACTTATTGGATACCTCTACTAGCGGGGAAACAGCAAGTTGAGAATCCGTACAAAGGTATCCATGGGTTTGCTCATTGTTAAACACAATAAACGCACATGGCATATCGAGGCCAATGAACTTACGCTTTCGTTCTGGAATCTGTAATGTGTCATACTTGAATTCCTTTCCTGACCAAACCCGCTTGATCTCCACCTCACTGTAGAATTTCTGCAGCCCAGTGTCAACAATTAGATCGGGACCATATCGATCTGGATTATCCTCTGCTGTATATCCTTGAGAACGCCAGTACCGCTTCCCAGCGGCACGGGCTAGTGTGTCATTCTCCTTGAATAGCGAGGGGCTAAATGGCTTGTTAGCCATGGCAGCTAAGGCACTCGTCTGCATCTTTAAGGGCATCCCTTTCGATTTGTAATCCGACTTTGTCTGCCTGTACACCTGCCGATGTACGGAGGTAATACAGACCCTTTAAGCCCTGCTTCCAAGCACGAATATGAACACTATTCACATAGGACTTAGGACTACCTGCAGGAAAGAACAAGTTTACACTCTGACCTTGACAGATATATTTCTGTCTGTCTGCTGCATGGTCAACAACCCAACTTTGATCCAGTTCAAATGCTGTCTTGAATATGTCCTTCTCATCTTGAGTGAGAAAGTCCAAGTGCTGTACCGAACCTTCATTCATAATGATGGACTTCCATACTGCATCTGTATTGTTACCTGTAGATTCAAGTACATTCTCAAGGTATTTGTTCTTTACTAAATGCGATCCAGCTCTCGTTCGATGTACGTACGCATTCGATTTAATAGGCTCAATGGAAGCTGAACAACCGCAGATAATAGAACTATTAGCATTGGGTGCCACTGCGATTAAATGCATATTGCGTTTTAAAACATTGCGTATTCCTTTTACTATCATTTCCATCCTTCCTTTAGATGAATTTCACGATGACAATTTGGGCAAAGCATTACACACTTTTCAACCTCTTTCATAAGAGACTCAAGAGACCCACATAATATTTGTTTAACCTCCCGAACTTTAGTGCCCTTATTTTTGTGGTGAAAGTCAAAGAAGGAGGGGATACTATGCGTAATTTTACACACGCTACACTCTTTATTGTGTAAATTATATAAAAGATACTCCCTCTCTATCCTAAGTTTCTTTATTCGTGTGGACTTACACTCTTTACACTCTCCCGCTCTTCCTGATTTTTTTACTGATGCAACAGGAAAATCCTCTTCTTCTTTTTGTTTATTACATATGGTACAAGTTAACAATTTCGTCTCCTTCTTGCAATTGATTGACTAGCAAAGTTATATCTTTACCCGCCCTTTTTGCAAGAACTTTTTGCGATTTGTTAACTAGCAAAGTCTCTGTATCTGTATCAATATACAAAAATTCATCTGCGTCTGGGCAAGACCCCCGTTCCTTTGCAAGAAGTTCAGTCTCACGAATTGCCTCTGTTTGAATGTACTTGAAGATACTATTGTTCAAGCTCTTAGCTGCAACGCTTTCAAATGGAACATTCTTAGACTGCAGCAGGCCATGGAATCCCATTGCACCCAGGCCAAGTGATCGCTCTCTGATTGCAGAGTACCGTGCCTTGGCAATGTCGTCTGGTGCATTATCGATAAATGCTTGCAGTACATTGTCCAAGAATCGAATCAAGTCTCGGATCATGGTGGTGTCTTTCCACTCGTCGTAAGACTCTAGGTTCACACTGGACAAGCAGCACACTGCTGTACGGTTCTCATCTGTTGCAAGGTGAATCTCATTGCACAGATTACTGCCACGAATCTTCAGGCCCATGTCCTTCTGGACTTGTGGTAGATAACGATTGGCTGTGTCAATGAAGTTCAGGTAAGGGCTGCCAGTACGGAACCGTGCCTCAAGGATGCGCTGCCAGAGATCCCGTGCCTGCAAAGTCTCACGCACACTGCCGTCATGTGGGTCTACCAGATCCCATGGTGCATTGTTTGCTACTGCCTCCATGAATACATCTGTAATGTTGACTGCATTGAACAGATTGAAACACTTGCGATTGATGTCACCACCAGTGGGTACTTTGAAATTGGTGAACTCAATAATGTCAGGGTGACTTACTTCGATATAAGCTGCATAACTACCCTTACGTGTCTTGCCTTGCTTGTAGGCAGTCATCTGTGAATCGACTACCTTCAGGAAAGGGATAGGCCCTGGGGCTTTGTCACTGATGCCACGAACATCAGACCAGTGCCCACCTACACCACCACCTTTGACAGACAGCCATGCTACCTCTGCATTGTGGGAGATCAAAGACTCAAGGGTGTCACCTACATAGGTAAGAAAGCACGAGATGGGCAGTGCCTTAAATTTCTCCAAGGGTTTTGGTGCATTACTAAGCACAGGGCTAGCATACATAAACCAACCCATGGAAGCGTAGTGATAAATCCTTTGTGCAAAGGCATCATCACCTGCACTGTACGCAACTGCAGCCCTTGCAAAGGCTTCCTGTGGGCTCTTCTCATCTGGCAGCATGTAGTAGTCACGCAGAAGCTGCATGGCCTGCTCTGATAGCCTTGCGTCCCTGCTTAAATCAATGTCAACACAATCATAGTAATGAAACATTATTCTAACCCCTCAATACCTACGTTAATTTTCTCTACCTGTTGTGCACCGACATCGTACATGGCATCTTGAATAGCCTCAGTGATAACCTCTTCTAGATAACCAGGATCAGTGTAAGTGTCAGGCATATCTTCAGGATCAAAGTTAACATCGAAAGAAACTTCTACAAGCACACCAGATTTACGAGCCATTACCAGTTCACCCCTTTAGTTTTCTCAAGGCACTCGATTTGTTTACGGAGATACCACTCAGCTTTCCTAGCGTTCTCGATGGGATCTCCTTTGTGCCACATACGAACGATGTACTTGAGGACATTCCCACGGCAGTATTCGATTGTGTCAAATGTGCCAAGCGTGTCTTCGATAATGTCAATCGTTTCATACTTTCCTTGATTGTAATGCAAAGGTTTGTCTACTGGGTCGTATACTGTATCAAAGTCTACATTCATGCGTTGCCCCTTGTCTTTGTCCACTCAGTCAGTGATACGACATTGTCCATAGTAACGTCTTCACCTGTGGTCATTACAAAATCATTCTGCTCTGCCATTGCTGCCATCTCTTCATTGATATGTGCAGCAAACTCTTCGTCCGAATTCAGCAGGTTAAAGCATACAGACAGTGCTGTAACCAGATGCATAAGCTCTTCACGATTATCATCAGTCAGTTTAGACTGGGGCATAATGACTGCATGCAAGTCTACTGTGCCGTTCCATGTGTCATTGGCAATGTTAGGACGGATGATAAGGGCGAGGTCGTCATTCGTGATTTGCATCTTTTTTAGTTCCTTTAAATTTAACTAACGGGGGATGGGTTAACTTCTTCTCTTCTTGAATCCATTCATCAGGTACTAACTTGTCTGCATATAAGAACCCATGCTTCTCACACCATGCTGCATATGTAGTCTTAGATACTTTTGACAACCTGCGTTTACTATTCTCAAACACAAACCTAATGTCTAACTCTGGGTGCTGCTTCTTAATCAGCAGATGCTTACGTCTATCATCAACTGTAAACATACCCTTAGTCTCGATAATTATACCATTGGGCAGTAGAAAGTCTGGTGTGTATGTACGGTAAGCCAGATCTTCCCACTCAATCTTCATAGCTTCGTACTGAGCGAAGCACATTCTATCGTTTAGGGAATCTTGTACAACCTTCTCAAGCCCACTACGATAACCAAACTTCTTGGCACGTGCCCAATGTTTTATCGGACTAACCATTGGCGATCTTCACGTAAGATACCATCGGAGGATTCTCTGCACGTGATACAAGGGATGGCTTCTCTTGTAATCCGGGCCAGCATTTGTATCTATACTTACACCACCCACATTCTTTTCCGAGTATAAGATTTCCTGTCTCCTTCTTTCTGTATGTTTCTGGGATAGCTTCATAGCATCTGCGAAACTCATTCTTTGCAATCTCGTCGGAGAGTTGCTGGATCTTAGATACTTCCTGATCGACATCAATCCCGTCTGCTGGTACATATTTAAACTCTCCATTGGCTTTGTTAACTACCCACCATCCACCTGCTTTGACTCCAAGTGCTTTGGCGTAGCCTGCCAACTGAGCCACATAACCAAAAGAATCTTCAGCAGCCAGCGTGTCGTAGTCTTTGAACTTGTTCTCATATGCCCAGGGGCTGGCAGATTTAACATCGTCCACTGCTCCATCCATGATTAGGTCAGGCGTACCAGGAACTTCTGTGTCTTCTAGCTTGAGCACTACCCTCTCGCCAGATGCATACGCCACACCTGCCTCTGTGAGTAACCCCTTGAACACAGCCTCTACAATATCTCCGATCATCATATTGATTACGAAGTTTGTAGAGTGTCCTGCTGCATCTTCAGGGGAGTTCTTATCGAACCAGAGTTGGCAATAGTCACGTCCAACATTGGACATCCGCAGGCCAAACTTCTGATCCTGCTTCTGAACAAACTGCCGAATCAAGGCAGCACGAACATCAGTCACAATTTGTTCGACGGTTTCTTCACTGAGAGTGCTATCTCCAAATCGCAGATTGCTCAGATATTGGTGTACCTTGAGTTCGGCAGGATGATTCATTAGGCATCTGCCTGAATCTCTACGTCTACAAACTCTTCGACAACTGAATCAAACTCAGACTCAGCCTTCTCCTTCATCGCTTCATTGAAGGACTTGACTACATAATCATTGTAGCCATCGATCCACTCGTTGAAGCTAGCGAAGGTGCCCTGGTCCTCATCAGTCAGGGGCAGAGTGTGTGACAGATCCAGTGCTGCACTGGGGGTGAAGAACACTGCACCAGTAGGCAAGCTGTGCTCGATGGTATTCAGCAGGATGTTGTGCTGGGGCAGAATACGTTTCTGCTTTGCCATCTGTGCAATGGGAGCACCCATCTCTTTGAATGCATCTTTGTTGTCTACTTCCCAGATGAAGGGCACTGCAGTAAGACCTTCAATCTCTTCACCCTTTGCATTCAGTGCAATGGGGAAGTTCACTGTACCAAAGAGAACACGAACACGCTTAATGGACTTCAGAAGATTCTTCATGTCATCAGGCAGGGACTTGTAGTCTTCGATCCAGCCAGCAGGCTTGCCACAATTGAAGCCACCATCAGTGTCACGCAAGTCACCATTCAAGTCGGTAGACATAATGGTTTTTACATAACGATCCTTCTGTCCTGCAACACCTTTCACATACCGCTTGTACATGAATCGCTGGTTGAACAAACGGATGGTAGGTTCCTGGCAATACACATTCTCCTGCTCATTGCGCTGGAGAACATACAGGCCACCATCAACTACTTGTACCTTACGAATCTTGCCCTTTACATTCTCTTCACCCATCACACCAGAGTGATCAATCTTAAGACGAGCAAGGGTTGCAGTCTTTGTCTTCTCTTTCTTGAGATCAGCAGACATGCCCATTGCAGCAGCCATAGCTGCGAAGTTACCAGAGTCATTCAGAGTTACGAGTTCAGTCATTTTATTTCCTTTATCAAAGTTTGTTACTCTTGGTTAGGTTATCACTACTCTTTAGGTATTGCAAGTTCCATCTTACATTGAGTCCACACACATTGCAACCTCTTAGCGGGACAATGTGATCAACGTGGTATCCCTCTGGCCTCTCCTTGTAAAAATTCCTTATATCTTTTTTCTGTTCCTCTGTTAGCCAGACAGGGGTAGCTTGCTTGGCTAGTGCTCTCCTCTTAGCATTGTTGAAAAAGTATCTGTCTTTGTTCGATTGGTATTCACGCTTTGTCTGGGCCTTCCTTGCTTGCTTGTACTTATCTGTCTTTAATGTAGCGTAGTAATTACTTTTACTGCATTCGTAGCAAGCGTAGTTAGACACAAACCGTAGAGAGGTGTGTCCTCTCTTACATTCTTTGCCAACAAAGAAGAACTTACGCCCTTCTTCTATGGCATCCTTTCGTGTAATTAAATCCAATCCTCTTGATCCAGCCATGTTTTTCCTATGCCTCCCTCCATTATGATGGGGACATCTGTTTTAACACCAAACCTATTTTCTACCAGTAAGTTTACCTTACCATTAATAGAGTCCATAATACCTTTTACTTTATCTTTCTCATCGGGATGGACATCAATCACCACAGAATCGTGCACTGAATTTACTACACCACTTTGTAACCCTGCTGCTGTGAGGCTCTCGTGAACTTCTATCAGTACTAGCGGCACGATATCTGCAGTGGCAAAAGATTGCACAGGATAGTTTTTAATCTGCGTAAAGTTTGTTACGCTGCCGTCCCTCTTACGTTTTGTGTCTGGGAAAGCAAACTCTCTTCCACTTGGTGTAGAAATGTACCCATAGTTAACTGCTTGCTTTGCCAAGGTGTTATGCCATTTGCTTATTCCTTGGTACTTCTCCATGAAGTGTGAGTAATAGGCAGCTTCTGCTGGGGTTCTTCCATATCCTGACGCTCCGTATAGGGGTGCAAATGTATGCATCTTAGCAACCTGTCTAGTTGTAGGTTGCCCTGCCTCCGTAATAATCTTTGCTGTATACGAGTGTACATCAAAGCCTTCTTTGACTTCTTTTTTAATTTGCTCATCGTCTGAAAGTATTCCAGCCACACGAAACTCTAGCTGTGCAAAGTCCCACTCGGACACATAACCACCTTCCCATTTAGATATAAATACTTTTTTAACTGGGAAAGTAGAACCCCTTGGCATATTCTGTAAGTTCGGGTTGGACCCACTGAACCTGCCTGTTGCAGTGATGTGCTGGTTCAATCGTACATGCAGCATGCCATCTGGCTTAACGAATGCGGAGATACCATCCACAAAGTTAGTTAGATAACTATCTAATGCAGACAGCCTCCTGAGTTTACCTAAGAACTCGCTGGCTTCTTGCATACCTTTACCGGCGGCAACCCGTTCGAGTATCTCCAGGTTCCCTTTAGAAGTTCCGAATCCGTTGGCACTAGCCCACTTTTCATTTGGAGGAGTGAATTTAAGTCCCGCAACTTCCCGTGTAGGGTGATATTCAAATCCTGTTCCATTGCATTGTGTGCATTTAGTAGCCTTCTTAAACAGTCCTCCATCTTTCTTCTCCTTGAAAAACGAACCCTTGCCTTTGCAGGTAGGGCACTGTACTGCTTTCGTTTTATATAGGGTAGTGAAGTGCTGCTTGACTGCCAGCTTGAAATCTTGGTCAGTCATGTAAGGTGTGATTGCAGCAGCCCATCTGTTCTTGTCGATAGGCTTACGGCTAAATACTACCCATGATAATTGTTCAGGGCTGTTCAGGTTGATGGGTGTATCGCCCATCAGGGTACGAACATACTCATTGATGGATAGCTCAAGTTCTGCCTTCTCCGTCTCAAATTCAGTACGAACGTGCTCAAGTTTGGACTGGTCTACCTTGAATCCATTCTGGTACATCCGTGCCAGTACAACCGTCACTTCATTTGTAAGCTCGATTGTCGGACGAAGACCCTCATCCGAGACTGACGAAAGTCTGGATTGTATCTTCTGAAAGATTCCCTCGGTAGCAAGCAGGTCGTGTCGTAGATAATCCGAGAGTTCATCATGTGGGATATCTCGTGTTGAGTATCCCTGTTTGAAGTAAGCATGCAGCGTGTCTTGTTTTTTGTACTCACACTCGTATCTTTCAGCCACAGAACCTAAGTCCAGCGACGCATTCTGTCCACGCTGCAGCACATACTCTGCAAGCATCGTATCAAACACAGGCCCATCGTACTTGAAGCCTGATTCCCAGAGCCACAGCAGGTCGTGGCTGATGTTGTGACCCACTAGCATGGTCGTCTTGTCGAGCCATTCTTGCACCCGATTACGCCCATTCTCAGTGGGCTGTACTTGAGAGTGATCAAAGGTGATGATCTCGTGCTCACCACCTACTGGAAGTACACCCACCATCACAAGTGTATTTCCAGGTTCAAATGGATCTAAGTGTTTCTTTCCATCCTTGTTTGTTACTGTGTTCTCAACGTCCAGTATCAGAATCATTGCCGTACCTTTCACGAATTATTAGGTTGGCTTGCGGTACATCTTCTCTCGGTGTTACAGACTGTCGGATTATATCTGCGAATGCCGACAGTTTGTTAAGGTTCTTTTCATTCTTCAACCATGTCTCGGTGAAGCCTGCCTCTATTGCTTTGTCGTAATCACTCATGATGAATACACTCCGGTAGTGAAGTCGAACTCACAGTTCACGATACGATGCACACCACTAATCTTGTTCTTCACAATGTTCAGGTACCGCATACCATCGTCCTCCGTCTGATCATTCATTGGCGGGTTCCTTGCAATCAGAATCATAAGGTCAGACTCACCTGCCAGTCCAGTCTTGCTGCCCTCAATCATTGCCTGTGACAGTACGATCTTGCCCTCTGCCTCGGCAGACAACTGAGTGCAGTATACCACCAGACATCCATACATCTTGCCAATGTTACGTGCATAGATTGCATTGGCCTTGAGTGACTCGTGATTGTTAGATGCAGCACCATCCTCTGCGAACTTGCTACCGATGTCCATGATCACAACGTCAGGCTTGTGATTCTTGATCACTGCCTCAGCCCAACGCATGGTCTTGC